TTCCAGTGATTGAAGGGCGGTTTAGCAATGCTTTTATTGCATCAGAAAACAGATTACCATTATTGATTAGACCACCAGAAACCTTTACTTTCCGAAAGATTGAATCTAGCGATAACACGCGGATCTTTACAGTGTCTTTTTCAAAGTCCTGAAGTGTGGCTTCATCATTTATCAAACCATCATATATTGTGGATTGAACCCCTGCCTCACTGGTGTACTTCACCTGAACTTTTGCCCTATCACGCGTGAAATAGAACATGCTAGCAGAATCAGTTTCATCATTGAAGCGACCATCATAGTTAGCCAGTGTTATATTCAGATCTGCATAGGTATAAATTCCAATATCGTAACTACCAGAATCAACAGATTGCTTAACCTTTTTGAAATTATTTGCAATCACTTGATCAGTAATATCAACCTGAGTACCATAGGTACTATTGGTTTTTAGCGGTGTTATAAGAACTGTGTAAAAAGCAACGCTCATTTCTATACTTCCTCAGCAAATTTAATACTCGTGATGGGAGATCCTAAATAGCTATTATCTCTAAAAACGGTTTTAATATTATTATATGTTTGCACCTGATAAAGATCCTGAAGCCTCCAATTCTTAAGCAATACAGAAAAATAAGTAGCACCATATTTGCCACCACAAAGCCATATTAAGAACGGCTCTTGATTTTCATACATAGCATCAATTATATCAATATCACCTTGATCTGTATGTTCGCTTGAGATCTGCGCCTTGAATGTTTCAAAGTTCTTTTGTGTGATATATTTTCCTGTTTGAACTTGAGAGCGTTTTTCATTGGCATCAGTTTCAGGCTTAACATTTGGGAAGCCCTCAAAAGTTCCTATCTCATCAGTGGTAACAAATATTGTTATATATTTCTGAGCATCGGCTATCTGTGTTTTTGTGGCAACTATATTTATTTGATCTGTAGTAACAGAATCAAATTCATAATAAGCTGTATTCTGATCAAAAGCAGTTTCAACAATACCTGTTTTAGATCCATCAACACCCACCACATTTGCAAAAGAATCTGCTGCAACATTATAAGTCATAGAGAAATCTTTTAGGTTATGCCCTACAAGAAAGATTCTGCTGATTGTGGTGCTAGGAAAGGTTAAAGTTATAGTTTCAGCTGTAAGATCATCTGAACCCACGCTATCCCACCTTAAAAAGCGATTCATAGAAAGAATATTATTAATAGATCCAGTTGCAGAAGTTGCTACTGCACTGCCCCCATCTTTGAACAGGCTTGAACTTTTTTCAAAAACTTTTATACCACCGCTAATTGTCATACTATATTACCCCTGTTCCAAGTGTTGAATTTTCTAACTGTCTTGCAGTTATAAACTCAGCAGCATCATCTGAAAAACTTATTTCAATTTGAGTAACACCGCCAACAGTTTCTTCACCCTCTTGAGTAAAGCCTTTCTGCCTTGCAGCGCCCGCAACAACCTCTTCAAAGTTTTTGCGCGGAACAACCAGCTCACCATCAGCAAGCATTGCAGGGTGCCTATCACCAGATCTAGAAGCCCCCGCGTTGCCAACCATGCCACCGCTTTCAAGGCCAGTAGCCACAACGCCCGCGATTTGCACGGCACCAAAAGCAGCTTCAATAGCTGCTGCAACACTATTAAAAGGAGGTGGCAAACTTGCCCTAGCTATCTGAATTGCTTTGAATGTGTTAATAGCAATAGAGGCAATAGCAGCGGCTTTTTCTGCCACAAACAAAGCTTTATGAGCAAGCGTTTTTTCACTAAATAATTTCTTGCCTGATTGAATAGTTGCGTCAAGCTGGCCTTTTAAAAATGTCTTTGTAAATTCCGTTCCTTGTTTTTTATCCTTTGCATCTGCCTTAGCAAGAATAGCATCATGATCAAATTCTGCTTTTTGCTCTTTCGTCATTGCAGCTTGCACAATTTTCTTCTTGTCAAGGATCTGCTTCTTAAGGGTTAACACCTCTTTACTGTTAAACTTTTTCTCTTCAGCTTCTAGAAGCCTTTTTTCTAATAGATCCAAGGCAACCACCGCTGCACTTGCTGCAATAGCTTGTTCTTGTATTACTGTTTCATAACCTAGCTGCTGCTCAGCTTTCAGGGCGTTTTCCGCCTCCTTCCTATCAAATTCAGTTTGTGCAGCAATGGTTCTAGCATCGAATGCAGCAGTTGCCTCCTCTTCTAGTTTTTCGCGCATTTTCTCAGCATCAATTGCATCATATACTTCTGCAAAACTTTTCTGAGTTCTTTTGTTTTGCTCTATAAGCTTTTCATTTTCAGCAATTACAAGTTCAATATCTTTTGCATATTGAGCTGCGCGCTTTGCTGAAGCTTCAGTTGGTATTACTGATTCTAAGGCGATGCCCGCTTTGTTTGCTGAAATTACTAGATTGTTAAAGCCTATCTTCATCTTATTGATGTTTATAGTGGCATTATTCGCCATTATCTGAATGCCAGCTTGCACCGCTGTGAATACAGCTGTTAAAGCATCAAAGTTAGTAATTAAAGCAGCAACACCAGCCGAAAGCGCTAGAACTACTATAAGCACGGGCGCGGTTGCAACTCCAATTGCCGTTAATCCTACACTTGCTCCAAGCAGCAAAAAGCCTAGAGTTGAAACAACAGCAATAACCCCAAGAAATGCAGTCGTTAACCCTAAGATTGTAGCTATGGTTTTTTTAGTTCCAGCCTCTAGATCTAAGAATTGAGCAAGGAAAGTTTTTAGGTTCCTAGCTGACTCTTTAACGCGTGGAGAGAATACGTTTCCTATTTGCTCAGCAATCGCAATTATTGTATTTCTAAGCTTTGAAACTTCAGCATTTAAAGATTTTGATTGTGCTTCAAATTCCTTTTCAAGAGCTGTTGCATTCTCCGTTTCTTTTGCTGCTATAGATAACGCGCTTCCTAATAGCTCGCTATTTTTAGCAAGCACTGGCAACACCTTAAGTATCTCATCTCCTTGCAGCCCGAATTTAGCAAGTTCAGCTGTAACATCGCCACCCGCTGCAATAACGGTTCCTAGGCCTTCTGTGAATTTCTGGAACACTGCAACAGAATCATCTTTAAATGTCTTCTTTAGAGCCTCACCAGTTAAGCCTGTTACTTTTTCTAGATCCTTAAAAGCTTCACCGCCACCCCTTACAGCTGCATCAATCGCGCGGAAAGCACGACCTACAGCAGAACCACCACCTTCAGCTTGAATGCCAACAGATTTTAAAGCAGCTCCTAAGGCTGCTGCTGAGGCTGCTGAAACATTAAATTGAGTTGTAGACCTAGCAACTTGAGTTGTAACACTTGCAATCTCGCTCTCTGTTGCAGCAAAGTTATTTCCAAGCGCAACTATGACAGACGCGAACGTGTCAATTGTATCAATGCCTTCGTTAGTTACATTCAAGATTCGAGTTAAAGCCGTTGCTGCCTCTTGCCCTGAAAGGTCTGAAGCAGTACCAAGCTTTGCAATAGTATCAGTAAATTTTAATAGGTTATCTTTTCCCTTAACGCCTAATTGCCCTGCTGATTCAGCAATTGCTAATAATTCCTTTGTTGCAAAAGGTAATCGTGTTGACATTTTCTGTATTGTTTTGCCAAAATCAGTAAGATCTTTACCAGATAAATCAGCTGTTTTACCTACACCAAGCAAGCCTTGTTCATATACGGCAAACGCCTTTACCGTTAACCCTACTGTGGTTGCAAGCCCTGCGAATGCAATAGTTGAGCCTTTTGCGACGGCTCTTAGTTGCCCGTCAAGGTTTTGAGTTTGCTTTTTAACGCGCTCAAATTCATCTTGTAGGGCTTTTGAATTCCCTTCAATACGAATTATAACTGATTTATCTTTAGCCATTTTTGCGCGCCTCTTGCATCCGTTTTACAATACCTTTTTCAACTTCTTGTCTTTCCTCTTCGCTTAAAGGGTTTTCTTCAATATCAAGCGGTGTTGTAGGTTTAATAATGTCTTTCTGTTTATTGTGACCATGTAGCATAGCAAGATAGCAATAATCGTTATGCTCACGAACATCTATAATTTCAATTAGCCTATAAGCAAGCTTAGGCGTTATTTGCTCTAGAAACTGGCTATAGGTGTAGGAGTATGTGCGCCCGATCTTGTCAAAAATCTCTTCAACCGATAAAACAACGCCCGAACCAGTGTTTTTTTTTTGGTTTCTACTTGGTTCGTGCTGTCTTTTACTTGCTCGATAATAGCCACAAGAACTTTATTATAATTCTGCATACCATCAGTTATTGAATTTGCACACATCAAATAATATAGCTTTTGAGCCGCTGTAGCATCTTCAGCTTCACCATTAATTTCTAAGCCAAGATCTTTTATTTTTTCCTTGCTTTTTTCATCAAGCAAACAATAAGCCACAACAGAAAGATCTGTAGGGTTCGGATCTTGCATAACAGTAGAAAGATCTTTGCCTTCAGAAAGGGCTGTATTTATAGCTATCAGTTTGATGAATGTCATAGGAACGATGGTTAAATCAACCACCGCCCCTGAACATACAATTGAAAGTGCTTTATCTGTAGTTAAGCAGTTTTTCATTTTAGTTACTCGCTATTACATCACGATATGCAAACAAGCCATCGCGGGTTGTATCCCTAGACATTTGCAAAGTTACTGACATTTCAGAAAATGCGTTTTCAGTAAAGTTGATAGGCATACCAGAACCAGAACATTTATAGCAATCCAGTTCGCTCATAGTTCCATCACCTTGACGGCCTGAAGTAAGAACTAAGCCAAAATCAGAATAAACTTCTGATGAACTACCAATAATTACTTGACGACTACCAGTATTGATAGGGCGCGTTGTAAATGTAGCGGTATCACCAGCAACTATTGCAATAGTTCCAGATCCACCAGTTAATTCAACTCCAGTATTAGGAATTGAAACAGCTGTTGAAGCGGTGATTGTTAGCGGTGCAGCCGTGATTTTTTGCAGATCATTAACATAAGTTAAATCAGTTCCATTAGCAAAATCCACATCACTCATAGCATAAACATCAACCGTTGTTGCGCTAACATAAGCCACTAGATAATTGGCAAATTTCAAATCAGTTTCTTCGCCTGATTCTACAGTTGCCGTTGCTATACCTGTTGCTGCAACCATTCCAGTTCCATTTTTATTAGTAAGGGTAGAGCAATTACCAGCAGTTTCAGCAGCGTTTTCAGTAATGTCTTTACCTAGCAAGCGCCCAAATAAGAAAGATGGATATTCTCTAAGCGTCAAAGCTATTTCAGTTGTGATTAAACCACGCTCGTTTTTCCAAGCGTATTTTGAAGAGCCGCCATTAAGCGGGATTATTTCACCTTCAGAGCTTATTTCTGCTGAGGCATTAACGCGAGCGCTACCATAAGGCGCGCCTGTAGCGATGTTATAAGCTGTGATAGTGTGGATACCAAATAAGGTATTAACTTCTGACTGTGGCATTTTAAACTCCTTAAATTATTTGTTCAGTTTTTAAATTAATGTGAAATCGTTTAGGGATCTTAAGTTTTATAATATCATCACCTTCTTTGATCTCACAATAATAATCATTCTGACATATTGTAAAATCACGCTTAGCAATAAGCTTATCTTCTTTCAAATCGTCCTTTTTAACTTCAGTTTTCTTGCTTTCTTTAGTCATAATTACCCCGCTATTGTTGAAACGATTGATACACCACCAATCTTGAAATCACTACCTTGATTCAAGGGCGCGTTGGCTGGTGGCAATTCAGTTACTTTATATCCTGAATGCTTGCTACTGCCCATAAAATTTTCTTGGAAAACTTCCCTGAGGCTTCTTGAGTAGCGTAATACTTTTTCTAATGTATTTCCACTGTTAGAATTATTAAAGACCACCTCAAAATTCATGGTAATTGTTATAATAGTTTTAGAACCAGCTGGCTCAGCTTCAATATCAGTTAGCCCATAATATATAAATGGATCTGAATTAAATATTTGTGCAGAAGTGCTATTGAAATAATCAGCATCAGGAACTTGTTTAATCTCAGTTCCATCACTTTTTTCTGCATTAATCTCAATAATCTTAGCTGGCAAATTCGCTTGCACCATAGCAAGAGTTTCTGCAATATATGTTTCTATATCGTATTTACGTGACATTGCCTAACACCTCTAATTTAGATGCAACAAAATCAGCTATCATGCGTGTGAATCTGATAGATTGTGCATCATCTATAAATAAATATTTCCTTGCTGGCATCTTTCTAGTGCCATCCTGAACCCACTTACTATAAGGAACTGCTGTACCTTGAACCAGTGACTGCTTGCCTATATGTCGTATTGTATCTTCATTACCGCGACCTGTTACAGAATCCCTTAGAGATCCAGAAGAAACTAATATAGGAACATTGCCAATGGTTGCAGCTTTCCGCTTAGCATAAGAAGGGCTTAATTCAGGGTATCTACCAGCGCCTTTTAAGATGAAGTTCTGCTTTGTGACCTTGAATATATCCCTAGATATTTCACCCATTACAAAACGCAAATCACCAACATCTTTTATTGCTCTATCAAGCGATGCTCTAAACTGAATATCATTCTCTATATTATAAGAAATCACACCTACCATTGATCAACCCCCTTTTCAAAAACAGGAACAAATGACTCATTACCTGTTTCTGTGTGGAAGGAGGCAAGACCGCTGGCAACATTAGTTTCAGTTTCTGCTGGTAGATCCATTTTATTATCACGGATTGCTGTTAAAATTCTGATACTTTCACGGTACGCACTACCCTCTGTAATATCCTGTGGAATTTCACTATCAGGAATAGGGGTAGATTTCGTGAGGTTCAGGATCTTATTAATTCTATAAGCAACAATATCAATTGCTATTTTCTTCACAACCAGCAAAGAAGATGATGCTGTAACAGGCGTTGCATATCGCTTGCCTAAGTACATATCAATTACAGCATCAGCTTGAGCTAAGAAATTATCCACTGCATCACTTGTGACAGGACTAGTTGCCGAGAAAACAATGTTTTTCAGTTCTTCAGTAAGATCACCTTGCAGTGCATATGTCATATCTTAAATTTCCTTGATTAGACCCAAAGCTTTAAACTCAACAACTTTACCTTCAGGGCAAGGTGCATTTTGAATGTAGTATAAGCCGTTTCTTTTTGTGTTGCCTTTAAAGACCCAGCCCTTCAGAACTACAGGCGCGGATTCTTGAGCAGCTTCAAATTCAGCTTGAGCCTTGTCAAGAGCAGCTTTATCTTCCTGTTGTCGCTCATAAGTGCTTTTAGCAGCTGCTGCAATTTCTTCTTCTGTGTCCTCTTCAAGCTCCTCTTCAGGAGCTGTTTCAGGCTCAATTGCTTCTTCTTCAACTTCTGTATCTATTTCTTCAGCCTCAGGTGCTTCTTCAGGCGCTTCTTCTATATCAGCAGCCTTTGCTTCCTTTTCCAGCTCAGCAAGATCTTCTGCTTCCATTCTGGCAAGCTCAGCAGCCTCAGCATCAGATAGGGCTTGTTTCTCTTCAGTTTCTTGTTTCAATTTAGCTTCTTCAGCTTTTTGTTTCCCATTATTTTTAGGGGCTTTTTTTTGTCCTGTATTTTTTTTAGTCATATCATTTACCTAGTTTTGTGTTATGTGGAAAAAAGGGGAGGCAAGTTAACCCTGCCCCCCTTAATATTAAGCAATAGCATTTTTAATAAGATAGCCAGCGTTAGCATTGGCAATCAATTGATCATAATGATCATCAACCATAATTTTTACAGCGTTAGCTGGATCTTGAACCGCATGTTTGAAAACTCGTAGAGAATCTGCAAACTGTTGAAATCTATAACCAAGTGAAACTTGACGCTTAGCAGCAGTTTTAGGAGCAATACAGAATATAATGTTTTTCCCCCAAACAGCTTGCAAGTTAGAAGCTTGACCTTGTTTAGCTGATTCATACATTGCTTCAGCAATAAGAATACGCTTAACTTTGAATACTTTTTTCAGATCCTCAATAGTCAATTCACCTGATTTATTATACTTATAACCAACTTCTAGAATTTTCGGATGATAAGCAATCACCTCCAAAACTTCTAAAGGCATAATTACAGTATCAGGGTTCATACCTGTTTTAGCTCTTACAGCTGCACGTGCAGTAATGAAATCAATAATAGGATCTGAGTTAGTATAATCATTATACTGATCAGTTCCTGATAGTGTAACATTCTGAGTTAGAATACTTGTGCTGCCCAAAGTATCTGCAAGACCCTTTTCTTTAGCAAGCTTCAAAAGAGTTGTTAATTCATCAGTGGTATCAAGTTCTGCATCAAATGGTTTATCCACGTTTGCAAATTCTTCTTCACTAATAATATCTTTCAAACCATGCTTATCAACACTATAAGTATCAGTTGAATATTGTCTTGTATCAACAGATGGATATTCATTCTTGCCACCTGTTAAAGTTGTAACAATACGCATATGACCTGTACCATATGAGCCAAGTTTACCAGTTGATTGTTTTACTTTAACCATTGGTAAAATTAACTCTGAAACAAAGCCTACTGGCTCTATTTTATTAGATACGTCCGTTAAGATCTGATCGACTATAGCCGTTTGTTGTGATCCCATTTTAAAATCCTCATTTTATTTTTAAAAAAACTATTTCTAGTGATTAGCTAAGTGCTACACTTCCAACATTTGCTAAGATCGTGCCATTTCCATCACTATCAACATAAACAGCAAGAGCTTCATCATGTGCATTCAATGTAGCAACATTGTTTGTACCGTTAAAAGTTCCAGCTGTAAGTGTTAGCGTGTGCGCCTCAGTTCCAGTACCTGTATCTTTTACGATAAAAACGCCTTGATGATTTGCGAAATTAGCAATTGTTGCTGCCACAAGAACACTTGCATGATTCAATTCAACTGACTGCTTGCCAGAAGAAACTGCGCCAGAAGCTGTAAGCTCTTGCACTGCACTTGCTGTTGATGTTGGCTGTAGAACTAAAATACTGAATTGATCATTATCAACCGCGCTTTCTAACGCTAATCCACAATAATTATCACCAGCAGATGCAGTAACCACATCACCTATAGAATCAGTTTTTAATAGATCACCTGCTGTAATCGTACCGCCAGCAATGGCAGTTGCGCCACCACCGAGAGAAGCAATCTCAGCTGATTTACCAGCAACAGGAAGGTTGTTTAAAAAGCCGACCACTGAAGCGTTAGCTCCAGCAACATCAACTGCACCATCAGCAGCTAAAGCAACAGCTTTATATTGTGAAGATGATAAATCAGAACCAGCAGCTAGGTTTATAATTCTTGAAAGGGTTGCTGTACTAGACATAATCCTTATTCCTTATTTTGTGTTTATAAAATTTATTAATCTTAGTTGCGACCTTTAAGCAAAGAAGGATCTTTTGAAGTCACTCTTTTAGCAGCTTCTACAAAGGAAATTCCCTCTTCTTTCGCCATTTTGGTTGCAGCTTCATTGAATTTTGTAGCAGCAACATTTGCTTCATCATTCTCAGAGCTTTCACCACTTCCAGCGCCCTCTAGGTTTATTCCAACAACTGCATTTTTAGCGAACTCTGCCATGTCGCTATCCATGAAAGCCACGCGTTGGGCTTCCACTACTTTGCCATTAGTTAACAGTGAATTAAATTTTGCTGATTTATCTTTAACAGCGTTTTCAGTTACAAGCGTTTGTACCGTTTCGCTTAGTGTTACAATATCAGCATTTTTGCTTTTCAAAGCAGCTTCAGCTAATTTAGTTGCACTTACAGCATCAGAAAGTTTCTTTGCAGAATCAGCATCAGCAGTTTTAGTTGTAAAACCTAGTTTCTCACCAAGTTGTAATTTTTCATCCTCAGATAGTTCACCTACGGACTCAAGTAGCTCTTGAAAATCAATCATGTTAGTTTCCTTATTTTTAATATTAATGGGGTTAGTAGTAATAGATTCTGAAAATATAGGCTGCATATCCTTAACATGCGGTCTATTCGTTATACCAGCACCATAAAGGGTAGCACCGTATTCTTGCCCTGTTTCTGAATCCGCATAATCAAGCGCGAACTCAGCAGAAATATATCTTATTTCCTTTCCTAGTATCTGTTCCTTAGCGTTATCAGTCCACTCAACACGAACCCAAAGCTCAGAATCATTTTCTTTTAATGCCACTTCCTTAACCCAGCCAGCAGCTTTGCCGTGGGATTCATGAAAGTAGTCAATAGCTATATCTACGCGCCTAGCGTTGCGCTCAAAGTTCAACTTAAATTCTCTTAGAACTTCCTCAGTAATATCAAACTTGCCAAAATAAGCATGATCAAATTTACCCTTTCGGATAAGCTGAACCCACTCAATATCTGTTTCTGGCATGTCCTGAAGTTGGAACTTTATAGTTTTAGACATAGTGCCTCCAATTTACTTTTATGCTATATATAGTATATCAACAGATTTGAATTGTAAAATAAAAATATCTACAACTATTAATTGTAGATAAAGTGATTATACAATACGACACTGTAGAAAGTAAATCTGAAGGGGCGCGTGGATGGGGGGCAGGGTTGCAATCCGTACATTGAAACCTGTTATCAAGTCTGAATGTACGGATTAATTTTAGAGATTAAAAAGTTCTACTTTTCAATATCTTATCTATCTCTTCTTGTGTTCCAGTAGGAGATAAGCCAATAGGATTTACTGGCAAATTATTCTTCTGCCCTACAAGCTGCGCTCTTACAGTGCTTTCACAATGATGATGATAAGGGGGCAGCTGAGCAGTGTTATATTCTTCTTTCGTGAATACCCTGCCTGTTAACTCCTTGCATATTGGAGCATCAGGGGAAGGGTTCACAATCACAAAGCTTTCTATTTCAGTGAACACTTCAGGCGTTTGAAATACTGCATTCCTTGCGCTGTTCACAGCTCCAGAAGTGGCGTTTGTCGCTACAGTAGAAAGAACCCCTGTTGATGTATATGTTTTTGCTGCCCTATCCATATCAGCAATAAGAGCATCAACACTATCAGTAGTATCTAGCTTTTGTGAGGCAATAAAGAACATGCGTTTTTTCAGCTCAGCATCTTGATCTTGAACTATTTGATCAATATTAGAACGCAACTTATCCCTTAACGCTAAAGGTAAGGTTTTCAACAAATCATTAAATTCATCAAACTTGATGTTATCCATTTTCAATTCTTTAGAAACATTGCGCGTTGCCTCTTCAGAAAGCCTTGCCATTTCTAAGCGGAATTTCTGCTTGTAATCGCGCTTTGCTGGAATCTCAGTATCTGTAAGAATCTTGCGCCTTTTAGCAATATTAGTTTCAGCTTTGAATTGTTTTCTAACTTTATTCAGGTAGAGCTGAGTGCGTTCCTCAAGCTGTGTTTGCATAAATGAATGAATGTTTACAGATCTATTGCGAATGAACACAGAAGCATTATTGCTTTCAGAAAACTTAACACCTTCAGCTAGTCTTTTTTTTTCTTCAACTTCCTCTTTTGGCTTATCAATAAAGGTGGATTCATTCTTGCTTTGTGCAACCCGACCTTTACCTTCAGCAGCCTCTTTCTCCTTCTGTTTCTGCGATATAACAGGGAAATCAAAAGATCTATTCATTTCATCTTCAAGCTGATCTGAGGCGCGTGTAATACCAGCATTTTTAAGCATCACAGCAATTTCAGCACGTTCTTTGCCATTCTTATTGTTTACATCACTTGCTTTTACTTGAGGGTATTCAAGGCGCTTTCCATATTTAGCATCAACCAATTTTCTCACTATATGTTTCTCAACAGAATCACCTACAGTTTCAGAATAAATTTCAATACCATTCAGGAATATTGTAGATAGATCTTGCCCTAATGATTGGCTACCAGCTTGCCCACCCATTCCCAGCTCTAAAAAGCCAGCTAGGAAAGATTTAGCCATGCTTTGATCTTCAAATTTAATGCCATCAAGAACTTCTTTACCATCAAAATCAATCTTAGTAACATCAAGCTCAAAGCCCTCAGGCAATACCATGTATGTTGATTGGTGGGAGGTGAAGCGTTTAAGCATTTTCTTAATGAAATCCATTTGCTCAGTATCATCTTGTGCAGATGGTGGCACTTTTGCCACTAAAACGCCTGTAGCATTGCGCTCAATACCCATAGCAAAAACTTTCAGATAAACATCTTTTCTAATGTAGTTACCATACACAGGGCGCAACATGCTTGTTCCTTCGTAGTTATCACCTTCTTTCTTGAACGTGATAGGCATTAGATTTGCCCCCACTATATGAACATCAGTGGCAAGATCCCCTTGCGCTCTTTGTCTTACATTCTTGATAGATCCATTCTTATTTAGATTCCATTCGTAAATTGTTTTCTGTGACCTATAACCAATATCTCTAAGCCCAATATAATTGCCCCATTTTGGATGATCCATAACAACCTTATATACAGGCTCAAACAGCGAAAAGCCGAACTCAATAGAGGTTAAAGCCTCAGTGACAAATTCCCTAAAGCTCTTGCTCTTAGATCCATCTGTTTCACCTATATCTTGGAACAAACAAAACTTGACAAACTCAGCAATTTTTTGTTCTTCAGGTGTATCATCTACGGCTTCAACACCCCAATTTGCAGCAATAATAGGATTCTTCACAGCAGATAAAAGCATCTGCACCTGGTAATCTGAACGCCTCATTTTATCAAAAATATCTATACCATCAGGCATTACTGCGAACTTGTTTAAATATTCCTCAGCATAAGAGCCAGAAAATATTTCAGTTCCTGAAGTTCCTTTGTTAACAAAATGCTCAGGTGCATCTGATTCTTTGCCTAAGATACCCCTTATAAATTCTTTTATAGCCATAATTCCTAATCTCCAAAAAATAATTCATTCATTTTGCTAACACCACCACCAACCCAATTAAGGAACTGTGAAGTAGAATCAACCTGATCATCATGCGGTGCATTCGGGAATAAAACAAGCTCATCAATATAATCTTGTACCCACGGTGCATCTTTCTTTAAAAATATTTTACCATCTTCAACCAGTGGTGAACAAGTTGAAGCTCTCATTATCTTATCACCTTCTGGCTCAATTGCCACAATATTAAATGTTGTGCTATTTTTCATATCCTGTATTAGAGCCTGACCGCTTGATTTATCTTCTATCAAATTAGTTAGTAATTTATGCGCCCTATATACAGAATCTTTATCTTTCCATTTCTGAGCAAGCCTTGTGCATTCGCGTTTAAGCCTAGGATATAGCATTTTATCACGCACGACTTCAAGCAGATCATACCCTGCATCATGCTCACCCCATACGGTGGCAACAGAGGGATCATTCAATTGATTTGCCTTGCTTGCGGTATCCCATGAAATAACAATTCTTTTATACTTCCTGTAAGCTACATACCAACCAAAATCTTCTTCTTTGAATATTGAACCACCTTCATCAATTGGGTTTTGTTGATACAACGCCTCAAAGTTTGCTATCCCTAGCAACTTCTTTCTTACTAAAATAAATTGAAGTGATTTTAATTCTGGAAAAAGAACTTCACCCTTTTTTCTATGTTTTTCATCCTTGGTTGCTATTGCTTCATATTTTAAAACCCTAATATTATCAGGCTTACTTTTGATTAGCCTACCTGCTGGATCATCTACAGCCCACCTTGTATTTAGTATTAGAAGCCCTGCATTCTCAGAAAAGCGTGTAAAGAAATCATCAGTGAGCCATTCCCACGTTTTATCTTTTATCGTGTCGCTGCTTGCTGCCTCCCTTCCTTTCATTGGATCGTCAATAATACCAAAATCTAGAGATTCTCCAGTAACTGAGCCTAAAACTGTTGTGTTCCTAAAAGATCCTTCTTCACCAAAAAACTCTATCAGCTCCATATTCTTTGTATAACCCTGATCTTTCCTAGTAGGAAGCCTGAACTTAGGGAAAATTTCTTTGTATTCTGGTGAGTTTATTATTCGCTGGAGGCGCAAGTTTGCCCTGACTCCAAGGCGCTTAGAGAACGATGCAAATATTTGTTTCAGGTGTGGATGCTTGCCAATTACCCACGCCATAAAGTCAATAACTTGAACGGATTTACCATGTTGAGGCGGTGCTTCCATGATAAGAATAGGCTTTTTACCAGCAAGCATGTCTTTTAGGAATTGCTGCAATTCAGCAGCAACCTCAAGCTGCCACCAGCCAACTTTTAGTTTTTTGTTGATACGTGTACGAAAAATCCAGAAATCTCTTCTAGCTCTCGCGTGGTGTATCCTCAATTCTTTTGGGCTTAACTTTGCTAGTGAGTCTTGCATATTCCTCAAACTCTTCATCTGTTAACGCATCTAAATCTTCATCATCAACCTCAGGTACAACCTCAGTAAGCTTGAGTTCACTGTTATCTGAAAGGTTTAGATCTCTTGCTATTATATTCGCATTTAGCATATCAGCAGCAGCCCCTACGAACTTCTGAGTACGCATTACCCCATCCGCCCACGCAACGACTTCGGATAAATCATCGCTTTTTTTATTCCTCCAGTCGCACCATGTCCCCCTATGTATATCAAGATAGGTACAAAGCCCCTCAATTGTCATAGCTCGCATCTTCTTAACATCTCCTACATTTGTAGAACCCTGAAAGGAAAATATACGTTGCTCAATTAAAGGATTTGCTTCTACCCATTCAAAATATTCTTCGCAAGCTTTTCTCAGTAGCTTAGGTTCTTCAAAGAGTTTATCCCTACCGTGTTTTGTTCTCAGCTTCCAAAATTGATTTCCATCAGGTGGTGACATCGCGTTTTTCCTCCGTTTTAATTAACAAATATCTATTGTGGCATATTCAAATGAACAACACCATCATCACACTTTTTACAGTAAATACCCTTACGCGGATCTAGCGCATCTGTTTTTTTCATAGGTCTTATATCTTCTTCACAGTTTGAGCATTGAATTATCACCTGTGGATTAGGTGATTTTTTACCTTCTACTCTAAATTTAGGTGTACTTTCCATCTTCTTTTACCTCTTTTTAACCTTAAAAAATTTCGTCTTACTCCGTAAGAGTATCACATTTCCCCCTTTCTTTAAGCATCGCATTTGAAACCTTATATGAATATTCCGCGATTTTCTCATATTCATAGGCGTTGTGAGGGTGGTTGTTCATGGCGGCAATGGCTACATCATCGCGCAAAATCCCGCTGCTGCCCCTGCATTCTTTCTATCTCTGTATGAGCCTGATATAATTGTTCTTGCAGCGCTACAATCTTTTCTTCGCGCATTAATTCCTTTGCTTGATTTCCTATCTTGCCATGTAATGAGGCTATAGTTTTTCTTTGTTCAATTATTTTTCTTTATCACCCATAATTAAAACCCTCCCGATTCATAGCCGCATTTACTGCACTCAAGCGGCGCTTCTACACAAGCAGAGCATGGCGGGCTTATGTGGCAAGAACAATTCTCAACAACATATTCCATCAATCATACGTTACATTTCGGGCAACGGTGGCCTTCTTCTATTTCATCACTCATTTCACTAGATCCTTTTTATTTATTATAACACATTTATTATTTTCTTTAAATTCGCTTCTTTTTTCAGCTTCAGCGATACAATTCGACCATTGATACTTCTACATCTTTCAAGATAATAATCGTTATTCCGCTTTATATATTCCTCAAGCGTTATAAGGTATTTAGTGCAACCCCAACCGCCCCGCTCTTGCGCTCCCACCTCATCGCCTGTTGTCCTATTAAACCCAGAACCATCAGCAGCGACAAGCATTGTCTTTGTGACGCGCTCCAGCTTTGTTTTATAGCCAGCGTTATATGATCCAGTTCTTTTATAATAGATATATTGAACCGTTTGATCTTTACCCTCTGAGATATCCATGCCTTTGTATATTTCTGGAATCATTTTTTCACCTCAACATATTTTTCAAGCCAGTTTGACATTATCCTGAAAGCCGTTCTGGTGTTATTATCCATTGCTGCATAATTATTATGGTAGCCTTGCAGCACATCCATAAAAGAGGGCGCTGGCTCAGGCGCTGGCATGTCACGCTGCATAAGCTCCGCAATATCTATAGGATCTCCGCATTTAGGGCATAAATCATCATCAGTAATAACAATATAACTGCCAGCCTTAACGCGCATAGTTTTACATTCGCACTGAGGAGCTTCCTTAAGAGGTTTAAAGCACTCAGGACATGTAGGCTTGCCTGTTGTCATTGGGAAGCATGTTGCAGCAGCTGGAATTTCCCAAGCGCTATATTCCTGTTCTTTTTTAGTCATCTTGAACCGTCCTTTTTAGAGTTGATAATTTTTTTGC